TCCAGCTGTAAATGAACCTGTAGCTGAAGATGTTGCTAGTGTGGGTAATGTCGGACTTGTTCCAATAGCTAAAGATTCATATACTGCGTGTAATTTATAAACGTCAGCATAACCTAAAGATATGTCTATATCACCAACTCTTTGTCCATAGATATGGTTAGCTGAGTCGTTTAATGTCATCGTTTGATTCTGCATGACATTAGCAGTTTTAGTTTTCTGTGTAGATGTGGCTTTTGTGAGTGTTGCAGTTACTTTAACTTCTGCACCATCTCCAAAAATAGTATCATCTGTTATTTCTAATGTAATTGCTGGGGAAGCTAAAACTACTTTACCAGTTAAGGGAACAACATCACCTGCCGCTCCACTGCCATCGCCTGCTGTTAAGATAGTACAAGTATAATCTGCAGCAGCATAGGCATCAAATGTATGGTCATTTGAACCTGTAGCTAGAGCGACAACACCAGCGCCGTTACTAGTTGCAATAAATTGTTTGCGTACAGAATATGTAGTGTCTATGGGCAGAAGTGTAGATATATTATCTTTAGGTATCTTATAAACTGTTATAAGTTCTTCCTGTTCTTTTACTGAGAAACGTTTTCTTACAATGTTTGCTGTAGTAATAGCGTCTGTAGAAGGTGCTGCTGTAAAAGATATAGCTGTTGCTGTTATTGCATCAACAACTCTGTCCTCTGTGGCACCTGCTACACCAGTTGGGATAGTTAAAACATCTCCAACGACAGCTTCTGAAGTATCAAAACCTGAAACACCAATTAAGTTATCTGTACCAGATGTTTCTGTTCTATATGTACCTATTAAAGTTTTAGAGGCATTTAAATTAACATCAGCTGAAAATTGAGAACCTGCACCTGAAGAGTGTGCCATAAAAACTTGTTTAACATCTCTAGTAAACTGTCTTAATGCAATAGATGATATTGTCGGACTGCCAGAGATAGTTGAAGCCGTGGAACTACTTGTAATTTGTTCAGCTGCTTGAAATGTTCCAGTTGTATGTATTACTGTTACTGCGGTTGCAGCACTTACTGCCGCATACACTATGGCTGTTGCGCCACTTGTTGCGCCAGTTATCTTTACGCCGGCTGCTAATGTTACGGCACCACTCATCGTAATAAGGTCGAGCATATTAATGTCGAACAAATATAACTTATAAAGAGCCGCATCATTGCCTAAAGTTCCAGACAAATATTCTACAGTTCTAGCCCGTGCATGACCCACAACAGTACCAGCAGCTACGCCATCTGTGGCTGTTAGAGTATTATATAAACTCATTGTTTTAAAGGGGACTGCATCTGCACTAATATCTGAAATGTCTGGTTGACCAAATAGATTAGTTATTTCTACATAGTTACCTAAATTAAATGGAACGTTATCATTGTTAATAGACTTTGTAGTTCTAGGCTTATCTATAGCAACGTGCTTAGTCGCAATAGTTTCTACTTCTCTGCCTTGTACATAAGCCTTACCAGGACCTATACCAAGAGCCCACTTACTCTCATCACCACCATTGGCAGCAGTATAGATGCCTAAGTTTGCACCACTATCTAAATGTTCTCTGTTATCAAAACTAAAAGGCCTTACGATGTAATCTCCAGACTCATCACTAGTACGTCTGGCTATCATCTTACTAATTTCACTATACTTTGTATGATTAACAGCAGTCTTTAAAGCCCCTGCATCTATTCGCATCAGTTCGATGAAATTTGTATCATCTGTATCAGTAAGAGTTTTCTTAGCTAACGTTAGAGTAAACTTTAATCTATGAGCACCTTTAGCGGCATAGTTCGTAGAACCTGTTGCGTTATCTAAAAGTTGACTATCGTTTTCTGGAGTGACAAGAGTTTCTGTTACTGTAAAGCCAACTCTATAAGAAGGTGTATTAGTATATTTGTCTAAGACTAAAGTTTGTTCTAAGGCTTGAACAAAACTTCCTCTAACAAAAAAGATACCTTCTTGTACAGTTGCTGCAGAACCTGTTATTGCCGCAGTTGTCGCCGCTGTTGTAGCTGACGCATTACCAGCACCTAAGGCATTAATGTTTGCATCAGACTCAATATCTTCTGCATCTGCAAACGTGGTAGTTGTATTATCTGTACCTGTGTAAATGTACTTAATAAATAAAGTATCTGGGTCATCTGTTGTTGCAACAGCATAACCTACTACTCTAGCTTTTACTCCAGAAGTAGCCCCTGTGATTGTTGTATCTACATAAGTACTCAAATAGTCGGCTACAGTGCCACTAGAATATGATGATTGTAATTTAACAGCAGCATACTTATCATCATATCCGATTTGACCGGGAATGACTACAGTGCCTTCTTCAAATAAATGTCTACCAAATCTTTCTATTTGCTGTTGAAGGATAGTCTGTAACTGTGTTAGTTCTCTTGCTTGTACTGCAAACCCAGGCCTGAATAATACTCGATGAAACTGGTCCGCTTCATCGTAGTCATCGTAATATGGAGTTACATTTAAATCCGTTTTATTTGCCATCTTAGAATTCTATTACTAGTTTTACGTTTTCTGTTTGGTCACTTGCCCGGGTAATAGGTACACGATTCTCAGTATACATAATATCTCCTGAGTGATATGCTATCTCTGGGTTACCCACCGCCGACATAGTACCGGTTGCCGAACTTGTCGCACCTGTAACAACTTCTGTACCTGCAAACGCTGTCATATGTTTAACTGAACTTATACCTGTCCATTGAGTCTGTATATATTTCAAAACTCTATTAGTTGCATCCCAGTTTACTACTACGCCTTTTGCACCAGTAGTTCCGCCTGTAATGACTTCATCATTGACAAACGTGCCTGGTGTAGGCGATGAGTTAAAAGTTACACTCTTTAAAGCATTCAAAGTTGCAGCAGTTGATACGGTAGTTGTTCCATAGTTATATGGGTTTCTTACTAAACCAACTCGTCTGAAGTCTTGACTTACAATAAAGTCTCCACTACCTTCTGTACCGGCTAAACTCGTATTCATCATAACATAATATGCACCTAACTCTTTCAATGCATTGTAACCGTGGCCGCCCTTTGGTCCTACTAGAGGAGTTAAAACTCCATTTGAACCACCACCAATACTTGAAATGTTCGCTACATCTACTGTTGCAAAAGTATAACCAGTTCCTGCAGTAGTTACTGAAGCCGATGCTAAAGCATTACTTGAAACAACCACAGTACACACACCATTAGCGCCATCACCTCTAATAGGTACGTCCGGATAAGATCCGTTTGTATAGCCTGAACCAGCAGTTGTTACTGCAATATGGGTTAGTGCACCATCAACAGCATTACTTGATACTGTTGACCGTGATGCTCCTGATACGATAGTTCCTAAAGTATCTGTAACGGGCATAAAATCTGTAGAAAGAAAAAGGTTTGTTTGTGTAGCAGTTAATGTATACATATACTTCCAAAGGTAACCATCACCGGGATCTACCTCTGTGTTAGCTGTAGATGTAGGTTCTGTAGTTGATGCCGCATTACTATTATTACCCATACATTTGTAAACTTTATAATCTGAAGTTAATACATAAAACGTAGAGTCATATAGATTTGTAGCACTACTATTAGATGTTACCGAAGAACTATAATCTGGTCGATAGATATCATAAGTTGTTCCTGAACTCCAGTTTCTCCTAGGTACACAAAATTGTACATCTGATGTTGCCACTTTCTTGGCTGCCATCATATCTCTCCAACCATCAAACTCGTCTAACACTCCATCATTAGGTGTTGGGGGTGATGCATCTGTACCTCCGCCTGTGCCACTTGCAAAGGCTTGAGGTCGACCTATAAACAAGTAATATGTAGATGGTGCAGCTTCTCCAAATGACTCGTAGAATTGCTCGGCGTTATGAATTCTAAATTTGTTTGTTACTATTGCAGCCATTTAAAAATCTCCATTTTCTTTCTATTATTTATACAAGTTTTAGGTATAAGATATCGTTATCTCAGAAGGAGGTGCAACATGAAATCTTGTGCCCGCATTTACTTCATTGATAACTGCCTCACCCACATCTTGTATTCTATAAGTCGCATCCTTAGATGAGATAAATTGTAAATTATATACATTAACATCATCAGAGTGTGATGCCGCATCTGTAGAACCCTGTACATCATAACCTCTAGTACAGCCTGTTAAGTTGTTGCTTGAAACTCCTGTATACAATATATGTTCGTTTCCTATTTGTATTATACCCTTAGATGGGAAGCCTGTTGTAGAAGTTAATGCAATTGTAGTAACTGATGCGTTATGAGCACCATCTAAAGTAGTACTTAATCGTTTTTCATAATAACCTAAATGTGTTCTATGAACTTGCCACGCATCTCCTATAATATAATCTCTACCTTGAGGAACGTAACCGTTAGTAGTAGATGCCTCTTGTACTTCATATCCAAATAGTATCTCAGTCAGCATATTATCACCAGCAGTTTCTTCTAGTAACAAATCTCCAGCATCAGCCGTGGCATCTTCAAGTGCAAACTGTTCTTGATAATCTTCTAATTCTATTCTAAACACTTCAGACTCTGTGTTAGAATATCTCCAGTCCTCTACGTTATCTGTAGTGTTGCCTAATGGGTCTGCTGTATCAGCAGCTGTCCACCAAATCATCTCATAGGTAACTATCGTTACCATTTGAACTTCTTTTTGATTTTCTAATGCAGTATTTCTTCCTACTCCTACTAATGGGTTAGTGTTATAGGTTTGTAAGAGTTCTGTTATTAACTTATCTGAATCAGTTTCATCTAGAAAGTAACTGCCATCTCCTGTTAGACCTTCTTGTTGTATGTTGTCACTATAAGCAGCCCCACCCAAACGTCTACCAAGTTTTGTAGTAAAGATGTTATGGAACAAGGAGAACAATTCAGGCGTATATGTTGCCCGTACTGTCTGAGCTTCTGGTGATGTAGATGCCGTTCTTATCTGAACATTAATAGCCGAAACTGCATCTATCTGCCCAAACACCTGCCAACCTGCAGGATGCACAGAAGTATATAAATCACTTCTCCAGTCTACAATAGCTTTACTAGCCTTAATAACATATGAATAATCTTGATAGTAATAACTGTCTTGAATCTTTTTAGAAGATTCTGATAAATGTCCATCTTGGTTAGTATACTCACCAGCCTTTGTAGTTGTTGTTCCAATAGTTGCAGTAATTGAAGGCGCAGTATATGAATTTAATACTGCTGTTGCTCCACTAGTACCACCAGTAAGAGTTTCTGTAGTTGTAAAAGTTCCAGAAGGACTAGATACTTTCATAACACCAGTATCAGTGTCCATAGATTTAAATGTTGCAGTCTTAGCACTAGTACCACCAGTAATAGTTTCTAATGATGTAAACGTACCAGTAACACCTGTAACTAAAAAGTTTGTTTGTGCCGATAGTGTAGGTGTATCAGTATAGTGTACACCTGGGTTATCTATGCGTATAGACGCAATGTTACCAACATTTGTGCCTTTGGGTATTACTACACCGCCAGTTCTTGGAGAAGTTGTAGGTAATGTTAATGTTGGTAGACTTGTATAGTTTTCACCTAGACTTGTTACTCTAATATCTGTAATGTCTCCAGTACCTGAACCTATTTCTTGAACTACCTTGTTACCTGAAAAGGAGCTTCCCGCAAGAGTTTCTGTTTCTAATACAAAATGGTCAGTAGACGCCATACCATAATCTTCTTCTTGGGTAAAATATAAAGCCGTGGTATCTTCAGTAATCATTTCAGCAAAAGCTGTATCTGTTTCTGAAAGCAAATTATCTCCAGAAGTTTCTTCTAGTAACAAGTCTCCATCTTCAAGTGCCATATTCTCGTTATAGTCAGAAGTCTGTTCTCCAGTAAATCTAAACTGTTCTATCAACGATCCTGTTTCTGGTGCGATACCACCATTTACAATAGATACTTTAGCAGCCAACCCTGTACCACTTGTGCCCGTATTACTAACAGTTATTTCATCGTCTATTACATACCCAGAACCTGCTGCACTAGGAATTATCTCTGTGATTTCACCAGCACTTAAAGATTCTATAGAGGCACTGCCTGTAGTGCCGTTATCTGCTGTTATTGTTAAGGGGTCACCTAATGCATAATATTGACTAGAAGATGTTATAGACGAATCTGTTAATACTCCAGCTATTTTTGCATTTATAGTCAAGTCTGTATTAACACTATCTGTACCTGAGATATTTTGACCAGTTACAAATGTTCCTGATGTTTGACCATCAGATAAAACTAATTCATAAGTAACAACATTACCAAATTGATACTTACTAATACTTTCTACTTGTGCAGTAGCTTCTTCTATAGCACTAAAACCTTCAGAAGCATATGTTCCTCCTAATTCAATAGTAGTATCTCTGACAGCTGCCTGTGTAATTGTTTGACCAACTAAATTTGCAAAAGTTACAGAAGGAAAAGAAGAATCCTCTTTCTCAATATGAGAACCATCTTCCATAGTTAGATAGACGTTACCGCTCCCAACTTCAGTATTGAGATATGGCGAGTAATCATACTCTACATAGATACCGTCAATGAAGGACGCATTCGGCAATAGGTCCCCATTATCATCATACCACTCACCAGCATTACCTGACTCGAATTCGATAACATCGTTATCTTCCACAAGTCTTAAAATAGTTGAATCATCCCAGTTACCATCTGAGACTCGTAACATATCTACAGTGGGATAATATACTTCTACGTTTTCATCTAAGAGAAGTCTAAAAAATAATTCGTGGGCTTTTCTTGTACCCTTTGCACGATAAAGGTCTTTGATACTCTTTAAGAGTTTTCTTTTATTAACTCCTGATGCAAGAGTCGTTGGTAGTGTTCTTAGAAATTCTGCTTTGAACTCATCGAAAAAAGAATCTACTGTATTATCAATATCAGCATATTCCATTAACTGAACAATATTTTCTACAGGGTTGGCTCTATAAGAAGATATAGTACCTGATGCACCACTAGTCGCACCTGTAACTGTTTCACCTATAACAAATAAGTTTTGAGAGGATATAAACAGTCTACTATTAGCATTAATATCTTCTACACGAATTGTTGCAGTCGCTTTAGATGTACTACCTGTAATAGTTTCAGCATTTACAAAAGCCGTCTTTGTATTTTCTTCTAAGACAACTCTATCTTCTTTTCTACTAGTCTCTGTTCGTTCACTTTCATTATTGTATATAACAAAATTTGTAGAGCCTTCTTCTTGCAACAATCTATCTACTGTACTGACACTCGTAAGTTTCAGTTCAGCACTTTCTAGGAACTCATAATATTTTTCCAGAAAGGTTATAACCCCTGCTTGGTCTGAACCTACAAAGCCCGGGAATAGTTCTGCTATTTTTAGAGATAGCTTTTTCTTAATTGTTGCCATTAGTTATATGAAGATGTTGTAGTATAATCTGTTCCGGCATTAGAACTGCCTGACGCAATAGTATCTGCGACTCCTGTTATTGTTTGGTTTGTAGAATCTATTTCTAATATCTGGTTTCTAACTGGCACTATATCATTAGATGTAGGTATAACTGTGATGGTAATAGTTCCATCACTGTTAGATACTGACGTTATGTTTAGAGCAGTTATTACAATTTCTCCTGTACCATAATCAATAGTACCTGCGGCACTATCTACATACGTTCTAGCCGCACCTGTCAAATGATAAGTTCGTACTATACCTGCCCCATCGTCATCTAGGAATAAAGTATTACTATTACCACTTATAATAAAACCTGTAGAAGATAGATTCTTTGAGTTTGTATCTGGGTCTAATAGTGGATTAGAAAATGCAATAGTATATTTTGTTGCAGATGATAATGTTGGAGTTACTTCTTTACTAATCTTAACAGTTGTAATATTTGAAACTATTGAAGTATCAACATCATCAATAGTTCCTATAAACTTTGAATATCGAAACACTCCTTCAAACTGTTCTAAGTTATCATCACTAAAAGTTCCGACCGCTGTAGTAACTAAAGCTTCTAAATCACTGGCTGTCGATGTTGTAGCATTTGCATTAAACTTAAAGTTTATAGCTGGTATAATTTTAATAGTTTCTGGGTCTACAATTTCAACAGTAACACTTGCAACTTTATAATCTTTCAAAGATGAAACAATACTGTTTTTAGTAGCCGTAGTTAAAACATTTCCTGTCTTAGGTTTTATACTGGCATATACTTTACCATAAACAGCAGGGCTTGCAAACTCTCCACCCCAAACGGCTAGTGACTGTATGTTAGAATACAGAGTTGGAATGATAGCCTTATAATCGTTTGCCGTCACAGCTCTGTTCTGTGCAGCATAACTAAACGGAGCGTTATATTTAATACCTGCAAGCCCTTCTGGCTCTGCCCCATTAGCAGCCGCAGTTCCGACGGCTACAGTTATCTCAGCAGAACCACCTATAGTGCCTGCCGCAGAAAAAGTGTTAGCCCCGTTTGCATCGGCTTTATTTGTAACTACATATTTAATTGTTATGAGGTTACCATCTACAAGAGCCTTACCTACAACCCCATCTCCAAAATAAATTTCCCATTCGCCATCGACTGTTTCTTGGAGGAAAAATACCGCAGTATCACTCTTAACATCTACTAGTGTACTAGACTTTGTAAACGTTGTTGTTGTGGCATCTGATGCACTGTTTTGTACTGCAACAGATATGGTAGAAGTATCTATATTATCATTAGGTAAAATAAACTTCTGGTCTGCATCTGAAACATTTACTGTAAAATCTGTTGTTACATATGTGCCTTCATAGATGTCTACATTACTAAAAAGATATACGCCATCAGTTGGAGTAATAGTCTTATCTGCAACAGTTACAAACTGATATGAAGTTCCACTAACTGTGGTATTAAAAACGTGGCCGGCCGACATAGTAATCGAACCCGCCGAAATATCACCTACTGTTATATCTACATACGCAATTGGAGCCTTTGCAGATATTGGAGTATACCCTAAGTTCTTTGCGTGAGATATTACTGAGTTTCTTTTTACGGCAGTGTTAAGGAACATTTCATTAGCCAACATATTAGACATGAAAGCATTGTAATGTGTATTGTAAGACAGTATGTCTAACAAGACTGACAGACCAGAACCTTCAAAGTCATAGTCTGTAAATTCTGTTTGTCCTTTCAAATAAGTTTTTAGATTTGTTTTGATAGTATCAAAATCTAAATCTGTTATTTCTAGTTTACCTTTTGTATTGACTGCCATTATCGTATCCTATTTAAAAAGACATCTACTTCGTGAATTTCATTTGGCTCATTTACTAGTGCAAAACGAACTTGTATGTTTAGTTGATTATTATCAAAGTCATCGTTAATGACAATTTCTTGTATCTGTGCTCTTGGCTCATAATGTTCAATAACGTCAGCAATAGAATCTTGTAACTCAACTCTAACTATCGGTGTGAACAAGTTAAACAATTGAGTATGTACATTTCCTCCTATCTCTGGATGAAATAGTCTCTCCCCTTGTTTAGTCAGTATAAGATTACGAACACTTCTTTTTATTGCTTGCACATCAGTAACCTTACTAACATCGCTAGATAAAGGATTCTTTGTGAAGTAAAGATTTAAGTCTTTATATATAAAAGTACTTCGAGGACTTTCGTTATGAATTTGGGCATCGTCATACCCATAATTTACTGTAGTAGCCATTTCTAATATTTATACGGTATGTGCAGCATAAACAGAACTTTGATTGACTGTAGTAATGTTTTCTCCACCATACTTACTTCCTTTGATTGCAATTTGTTTATCATTAACATATACAGAACTCACCATACTAGCACTCATGTCTACTGTATGTCCAGCACAAGGTGGGTCGTCACCTACTAGATGACTTAGGTTGGCATCATCATCTCTAACAACTCCATAGTTTACCGCAAATACATCAGTAGAACATTCGTTTGTAACAAATGTTGCATCGCATAAATGATTTGTATTACCCGAATCTTGCCGAGCTCCTCTAGCTACTTCTCCCATTACTTTCTTAGTTTCCTTATGTTCTCGCCAGACGTAGAATTAATTCCTAGTCCTGCACCTTGACCTGTTGTTCCTGCTGTCACACTATCCGCATTATGAGGAATACTTAAAGCCTTAACTTCTGGTTCTTCTGGCTCCGCAGTTGTTGAATTCATATAGACATTTAAAGCCTTCTCATGGATTTCTCCAGTATCACTATACATGGAGATATTGCCCTTTGGAGCCTTTTCATATATTGCACCTTCTTTAGTGAATAAAGAAATATCTCCTTCGTCTGTTTTTACATGGGCTGTGCCTGCGTGTATATTAATAGTAGACAAAGTTTCTTTAGCTCTAGAACCTGCGGCGTACTTATAGCCGTCTGCGGTAGTATTCCTAACTTCACCTTCAAGATTAATATTTCCCCCCGCTAACATACTGATGTCGCCTTCTGCTCTAAAACTAATATTTCGTTTAGAGTATATTTCTATATCTCCACCTGACGAAACTTTAAGACGCCATTTAGATGACAGACTCATATTATCATTAGAGGCTATCAATACTTCATTGTCACCTGTCCATATAATGTGACCCTTCACATATAAATAATCATCATGTACACTTATGTTATAGCGGTCGCCCTTTACATAATCTACTTTAGTTCCTTCTTGGTCTACCTCGTTATAGGTTCCTGACCTATGATACTCATGTATTCGTTCTGCCCCAGGAGTATCATCAAACTCTTTTATATGTCCTGACTCTGATTCGTAAACGTGGTTATATGGATACTCTGCGGCATACCTACTAGTGGGTTGGTTCCATTTTGCAGAATAACTACCGTCATCGAGGAAAGTACCCCCAGCATTAATTTGTCTTTCTCTTGTATCTGATTTATTTTGTAGTGTTGTATGTGGGTCTGTTAAAACAACACCGCCTCGTACCCATGTACCAGCTGGGGGTGATATAGTTAGACTGCCAGATGTTGTACCTAAAGACACTGCCTTTAAAGTATGTAACTGACCATTCATAGCTTCTGTACCTATAGTTCCAGATATTTGTACAGTATCTCCTGCCGCTATATTAGGTTTAACTCCATAAGAAATAGAAACTATACCTGTTGGAGAAATACCCCCAATAACAAGTCCTCCTTGAGCCAAACGATTTGTATCTGCTCTAGGTAAAATAACTTGACTAGTGGCATTCAGGTCACTATATCTCCTGTTACCATAAACCCCTTGGTCAAACAATTCTTGTACTTTACTTTTTTGACTTGTAGTCAAACCACCAAAAAGAATTTTCTGTAATCTAGGATATGGAGTTTTACTTTGTTCTGTTTGAGTCAGTGGCCAATATGCACCATCACCTCTAGTAGTGCCATCTTCCAGATAGCCTGTAGAAACTACTTTGGGACTACTGCCGTATGTTGGGTCTGTTGATAGAGTAGTGGGGTCTGTGCCTGAGCCGTAACTCTTACCAGAGTCTTTACCTTTCTCTATAGTTAAACGTCTAGTAGTTCCAAAAGTACTTACTAGTCCACCTGAATGTGTACCTAAAGTTGCATCAGTAGTTTTTAATGGTTTGACAGTAGGTATTTTATCATAGCCTAAAACTGCTGCCGTTGCATCATCAGATATGTCAGTAACTTTACCAGCTGAACCACCTGAACTTCTGAATGTATCACCGTCTGTAGAATATGGTGTACTACTGCCTACAGAAGTTGGGTCAAAAAAGCCAAACTCATAATCTTTAAGTTCTGTTTCAAACTGACCTCTTTGTAAACCCAAGTCGGTCATTTTTTCAGCAGGGTTTGTATTTAACCCTGGCATAGTGCCCATTATCATAGGTTCTTGTAGAGACTCAGCATCCCTAAAGAAACCTACTACCCAACTACCCTCTACAATGCCGATAGGAGAATCTCCAATACCAGACAGGGCATTGCCTCCCACAGGTTGCATTACAGCTGCCCAAGGAAGGTCAGCTGTTTTTATTTTTGTTTTATCGTGACTATGATAGCCTAAACAACGGACTTTAACACGTCCTAGTTTTTGAGGGTCATGTCTATCTTCTACTACACCAACAAACCATACAAAATGGTCTTGACCAAGGAAACCTTTATTCATTAAACTATTTATATGTAATAATATAAATATATGGCTCCGGGGGGTGGGATCGAACCACCACGTTCTTGTAGAACCCTAGGTAAACTGCCTAGTGCGTCTGCCTGTTCCGCCACCCCGGAATATTTTTAATTCATATTTTGAATAACTCGTCTAATCTCGTAATCGTTCATAGCGTGTAAGAGTCGAGTCATACCTATCCCACCACCTACTCTTGGGAAAAAATCTAACCCCAAGAACTGGTCCAACTCTCTCTCAACTCTATTCTTACCAAACAAGTCATAAAGTAAGTTGGAATAAAGACCGTCGGAGATAGTATGAAACATATCTCTCATAACTGTTGTGTCTGAACTTCTCTCAGCTGAACCGATAGTTTCTTGACCTGAGATAATAACATCTATCTTGGCGGCAGTTCCATCTCCGTTCTGTTTCATATTCCAGAAAGGTGATGTGTGATTGGGAAAGTTCTTTATCATACAGGGTCGACCTTGCCATCGTCTACACATTTCTGCTTCGTGGTCGTGTCCTAGTTCTTGACCGTCATACAAGTCAAAGAAGTCTACCCACTCTTTATAGTCTTTATCAACTACAGAATGTCTATTACCAAACCCCATATGTTCGCATAACTCTTTTTCCATTTCTTCTAAATCTTTAATGTTGCCTGGCATCTCGAACTCGAACATTGGGAAGATAGTGTCGTGTCTACCTTCAACGATTTCTTTCTCTGCACGATAGGATGTGGACATACAAAAAAATCCTGGCGAAGCAGGATTGTTTAGGAGTTCATATTCGAGCCACATCTGACCAGTCTGAGGTAAAGGCCAAACTTCTCCATTATAATTATAAGTCGCCACTGTGGTAGGATCTTCACAGGCTGCCAGAATACTCAACCTGTTTTGTGTGTGTACTTCTGAAAATCCTTTAGACGAAAAAAAACTACGCAATTGCGTAGCCGCTTCGGTAAACTTTTCTGGATTTATTAGTTGGGTCATATTTGTTTTCTCCAAATTTCTTTTATTTATAAAAAAACCCATCGCAAGGATGGGTCTTTCCAACTAGAGGTCAGAGGATATCGGTTGAAACCGAAGCTTATTACAGTCGAGTCAGAGCCTTGTTCATAACCTGTGTTTGTTGATTTTGTAATATCATATTAAACTCCTATTAGGTACAAATTATATTTACTTTTCTTTCATCTTTCTAATCTCCAATAGCCTCTATAATCTCTACACGCTACTCCCCATGCCAGTTCATAACGTCCACCTATGTTTACTTCCATTTCAAACTCTCGGCACAACTCTCCACGCCAATTATGATATTGGTAAACTACAGGATATCTACGACCCTGATGATAATGCCATCCATATCTACTATAAAAATGCGGATGGTTATGATAACTATATGCCGGGTACTGTGGTCTATGGTTATGATGTGGCGGTGTACCTATATTACCAGTTGTCGGTCCATGATGTGGAGTCTGCCAATGCAACTGAATGTTCCACTGTACATCACCAGCCCTTGCATGATTCCAATAACCTTCACCTAAGATAACAGCTATCATAAAGGCGTAACATGAATAGGCTATCCAATCATACTTACTTCTTTTTCTTAAAAAACGAATCATCACCTTCCCCCTTGTCTACTCTTACTTTAGTAAAGGCTAAACCCTTACCACTATCAGCAACATCATTTGCTTTTGATAACTTTACTTTACCATCTAAGTAAAGTAATCTAGCCACCCCTTTCAACTTCTTCTTATCTGCATTGAACAAACGGTCTCGTTCAGCACGAAATATAGATTCAACTGCATGAGGTATAAGTTTGTCTACAATCATGGTCGAGCCTTTTCAACCTGGTTGAAGGCGTGTAAATGTTTCTCGGCATAACCAAGATTGGTCTTTGCCTCTTCTAACATAAACTTTTCTACTTCTTTTACAAACTTACCTGTCTCCAGGTGTTGCTCGATTTCTTGTACAACTTCACGAATCGTGTTTACTAGTTCTTGTCGGCTTCTCATAACCAATTTCCTCTTTCAACTTTCTCTAAATGTTTTGTCATTACTTCCCAAGCTTCAAGCCACTTCTTGTCAACTATTAATTCTTCAACAAGTTTCTTATCTTCCTCAGGTACCCATTCGGTGACTTTTAATTCGGGCCACCACCAAACAACTGCATCTTCACATCTTTCTTCTTTTGTCGGCACACTCATAATTATAACATCCTTTTTACACTTTGTCAAGCTCCATTTCTAATGACCAACCGGGTTTAAAGTTTCGTATTAAAACTTCCTTAACTTCGTTTACTGTTGTCCCTCTACCGGCAGTATACTTAACATCATACTCCAGTATCTCCATATTTCCTAACTGATGTTCCCAGAACCCATCACCTACATCTTTATTAGACATTGACACAGCCGCACCGTGCATATCACAATACTGCATAAAGTCACATAGTCGTATTTGGTCAGTGTCATCAAAACCATCATCAGTGTAGACTGTAGTGCTGTCTCTATACGGTGGGTCAAAATAATAATATGTGTCTGAGTCTGCAAACTCGGCATGACGTTGAAAGTCAAAATTGTTTATCTGCAACACTCGGTCGCAAAAAAACTTAGAAGTTTCCATTAACAATTCATAATCTATAAACGGTTTTGTATGATGTACTGTACCGGGCGGAGTTGAATAACGTCCGTTTGAATAGTTGTATACTTTCCACCAACCATTAAAGGATGTTTTCATTAAAAAATATAACATTGCAGCTTCTGTGGTAGGATGCATTTTCTTTGCACCAATGTACTCCATCTTTACACGATTATATTCAGCCTTTCTAGCTACCTTATCTTCTGCATCTATTTTAAGATAGTTAACCTCTAACTCTGCAACAGACCCACAAAACCAGTCGGGCTCATCCCGAAGATTTTTGTAAAGATTTACTAACTCAGTGTTCTGGTCATTGATAACAAACTCTACATTAGGATATTTGTCTGCAACCCAATGTGTTACTGCACCGCCTCCATAAAAGGCATCTACAAAAATCTTAAAGTCTGTTTCAGGCCAAAAATTATAACCATATTTGTTCTTCATACGGTTCTTTCCGCCTGTCCATTTAAATAAAGGCTTCAACATTATAAATTTATATCCAAATACGTCTGTCGTTTTACTCTACGCAAGTTACGGTCGTTACCTGGGTTCACACTCTTGTTGGCTCTGTCAGTAGAGGCAGTAGTTTCAAACTTCATCAACTCTTTTTCATTTAGGTAGATGAAAGTTCGATTGGTCTTACCTGAATCTGACACCGTTTGTTTGTATGAAAAACTTCCTTCACACATTGCCTTCGCAAGCGGTCTAATATCTGCAAGTGATTTTCGGTGAAAGGTACCTTTATGAAGTTCAACGAATACTATAGACTCTTGGTCTCCAATATAGGTCTTAATAAGACCTTCTGCAAATTGCCTTGCATTAAAATCTCGTTCTACTAAGGCTTCTGCAAAATATTCTTCAATGAACCGTACAGTACTATACATAATGCGAGTAGATTCCCGTAACTCTGGAGAATAATCTCCCTTTTGAGAAGAATATCGCAATTGTGGTTCTGTAAAAATGTCATACTGGTCTTGGTACCACTCTTCTAAACCGGCAATGTCCAAAAAACGTCCATAGAATTTATGTATTGCAGACCAATTCGGTGACTGCGACCGTTCTTCATTCTCATGTTTCCATTTTAATGAAAAACCTTCGACTCGAACACCATGTAAGAATAATGCAACATCATCTTTATCAGATGCACCGCCTTTGCACTCAATAGTATCAAATTCTGGTAAGGTATAAGACTCTACAAACCTAAAAGTCTTTTCAATAATGCCTTTTGCAGTAGGAGAAGCCTTACCATCAAAATAAATCTTCATTTGTTCGAGCGGCAACGCCATCTTACCATCACCTTCCATAGTGATGTCCATATAATTCATAGGATACTGAGGAAACTTGTCCTCAAGCATCTGCATTACAACATCCCTACCGACCTGTTGGTGAAACATACTAAGGGGCTCACTCTTACCCCATTTAGCTTTCACTACACACGCAATTGCAAAGGCTAACTCCGACAATTCGCCGGAGTTTGTCTCAGGAACATCTAAACCGAGGTTTTTAATTCCCATCAGAAGTCACCTTCGTCATTTATTTCTTCTTCATCTTCATCTTCCTCTTCAGACTTAGATGTCAGCTCTTCAACAGAGACACCGGCATCTACTTTAGTGTAAAGGTCAAGGAACGAGTCCTTGGTTTCAGAGTCAAAACGTGACACACACATTTCGATAGCCTTCATCTTATTGTCAAAGATGGAAAAGGCACCGATGATGTGTACAAGACGGCGAGTGGAGATAATCTCATCGACTCCACCATCCATAAACGTTTTGCGGATAACATCTGCCCATTTAACGAGGTTCAAAACGAACTCACCATCGGTTCGGTCGTTTTTCAACAGCTCATTGTTGAGAATCTTCTCCTCAATCTTGTTAGTCGGGTAGGTCTGTTCGACCGTGACAGGGAACCTTTCAAGGAAAGACTCATTCATCACGTTAGTCCCAATGAAGCGACCATCATCTGAACCCTGTCCCTTGGTATTCGCAGTAGCAATAACTGTGAAACCCTTTTTAGGATGTACCCACTTACCAATCTTTTTGATATAGATACTCGAACCTTCAAGGATGGGCTGTAAGCACATAATCTTATTTGATGCAAGGTCTATCTCATCAAGGAGAAGGACTGCACCACGTTTCATTGCCATAATAACAGGTCCATCGTGCCAGACGGTCTCGCCGTTCATCAAACGGAACCCACCGAGCAAATCATCCTCATCAGTTTCGATGGTGATATTGGCACGGACGAATTCTCGGTTCAAACGAGCACAAGTTTCTTTGACCATGAGGGTCTTACCGTTACCGGACATACCAGTAACAAACATCGGGTAGAAAATCTTGGACTTTACTACGTCACGGATGGTATTGAAGTTACCCCAGGGAACATACCCGACAAACTTCTCAGGTACATAGGAGTCCTGTTCTTCAAGGACTTCAATCGCACGTGGCGCCATCGCAACTACACTTTCGGCAGCAGCCTGATAGACTTTAGAAGAGTCCTCAGCACTAAGCCGTTTATCTGTCCCGTATGTACCATCTTCATTTGGCAACCAGAACAGACCACGGGACTTCCGCAATTCCATACTACTGGTCATCCACTGAGGAGAGGGTAAACCAGTCTCCTCAGATATCTGACGAATATCGTCCCGGGATATTTGCACAACAGACTCGCCTAAGACTTCACGAGCAGCTGATACATAAGCACTCCGGTTAGCATTCATTTTAAAATTCATATTAAAACCTTTTTCATTGATTCCATAGTATAATTATACCATACCACGGTAGGATTTGCAAGGGAAACAGCGACATCCACTGTTCTAAGGGCGACTTTGTTGCGGAAATACAACACTTACGCAATCAAGTCTAACATTCGGTTAGCCAGAACACGGTTTCCAAACTTCCGTTTCTGGTTCTTGGCGAATAGGGTGCGGAGTTTGCCTTTTGTCATATCGGCTCCTGCACCATCTTCTATCGGCAGACTGGTATTGGTATCTAACTCAATATTACCAGTCGGTATCAAATAATATTCATCATAGCCTGCGGTAGTGATAGTCGCAAAACCTGATTCACGGCATTCTCTCCGGGCTTTCTTATGGTCCTCTTTATTGTAGGAGTACCAACCAAGGTATTTGTCTAACAGGTGACGACCCAAACTCTTACTACTGGAGTCTAAGTAAATACCAATAGTAGAAATGTTATATCGTTCCTTTAAAATCTTGGCAAGAAACACAGCCTGTTCATCACCAGCTCGCATACGAAATCGCATCTGGCTATTTCTCAAATCATAAGTTTTACGAGTCATAGGATCTTCAAAGATAAGGTTATCTCGGTAAGAGATAGACTTGAACCCATGACCTTCTTCTCGGTACGGGTCGAATATCTTTGACATCGACGAGTTGCCTTCACCATCTGTTAAGCAGATGAAATTCACTTTGTCGAGTTTGTAATGATTCTTAAAGTTAGGTATCACAGTCTGCATCGCCATCAAGCCTTCAACTAAGGGTGTCGAACCCATCGAATACGGTCCAAAGTCTACAAGTTTGTAGTAATATTTTGACCACAACATCGAAGCACTAAACAAATTGAATAGTGACTGGTTCAAATCTTTAGCAGACATTCTGGATGATACAATGTTCAACAGGTGAAACCGGTCAGAGGCACCAAAATAGATATCATCAGGTTTATAGTCCCACTGATTTTCTATCATAGGTATTAATCGCTTCTCACCTTCAACCATTTCATACTTGTGATAGCAACTGGTGAAAGCATACACTTCAAAAGGTATTTGCACCTTGTTGCAGAACCATACTAGGTTCATAATCTGTTTCATGGTGTGTTCCATGTGGTATGTCATACTGGCTGACCAGTCTAGTAACATCACCATGCCATGGTTCTTACCATCGTGTACGATTCCTCTTTTCAAAAAGATATCTTCATTGTACTGATAGGAATGTAACTTCAACGGGTTCAAAATACCAGTCTTATCGACGGTAGTCCGTTTGTATTCATCAGCAGCCTTCTTCCGTTCAAACTCTTTAACCATATAGTTAATGATTTTGCCAGAAGATAAACGAAACTTGTTATATTCAGACTTAAAGTTAGTAGAGGTAGGTGCCATATCAGTAGTACTAGAAAGGGATGCACCAAAA